ATTCTTCTCTTCCTTTTGCAGATTTCTGATGTATTGGCACATAACATCTTTGGTGTTGTACTTTGTGTGATTTAGAGGCTTAAACTTCGGTGTGTATTTATCGAGGATCTGAGTAGTAAGTTTGTCGTTGGGTATTCCGTGGCTTCTGAGTTCGATTAAGCATTCCTTTGCTATTTGCCTTCGTGCGTTTTCCATTGCCTGTTCATTCATAGTCTTTGCCTTTTATTACGCAATGTGACCATATATGACTTACGACAGTTTTCTATTTCCACAGGATAGATGTTCTTTCCTTTCTTTATTTTGTGACTAACGATTATTCCTGTTCGATTATATTTCTTTTTATGGGCTTCCAATGCCTCATTAATAGCAATCCTTTCTGTGGGCATGACTTCACCGCGAATTATTAATCTCATAACTCACCTATGCTATTTTCCATTCATTTAATATTTTATTGCCGATATTAATCAACTCATCTCTATCGACAGTATTAATCATCTTTCGTGGTTTGATGTATGGTCGCCATATTAAAAGCATTGAGCCTTTAGTATTGCCATTTTTAGTTTTATCAGTTCCTGCATTAATAAAAGATATTCTTCCTCCTGTAATTAACCTTACTTCATCAACTGTTTCTAATGCCGAATTAAACCAACCGACAGAAGTATCAGCAGGAATTAACATCACGATAGGCTGTAATTGTTTTTTACATTGTTCGGCGGCTTTATTAATCCAAGGCTGAATATCTGAATAGGGTGGATTCACCCAAATAGCCCCGTAACTTTCCCAATCGCAATTTAACGAGTCGTCTTTTTCGGTGAGGTAATGAGAACAGAGAGCGTTATTTTTATCGGCGGCGGCATCTAAATAGAAACCGAATTCAGCGTCCAATGCTGTGAATAAAGGTAGGGGAGTTTGCCATCTATCACGCAATTCCTTTGGTGTATGGCTACCTCCGTAATCAGTTTTCATCCTTGTTATCACCTATATTAAAAGGCAATCCATCTGCCTCCATTGGCTTTATGTGAGTAAACGTACAGGGTATAATTACACCACCGAACTCCTGAGCAAACATTAACGCCTGCTTTGCCTGAAGAGAGACATATTGCTTAGGTAGAGCTATTTGATATGTAACACCATCAATTAAAACTAACGTCGTCATTGCTTGAACTTGTTTCATTGATTATTCTCCGCATCCTTCATCATTAAGAATAATTCCATAGCGCCACGGTATAAGCTTTCACGCTCAGCCTGACCAACCGAACCATGGCAGCACATCCAGCCACTTGAGCTTTTAATCATCGATATTTCACTCTCAATAATAATCGACATTGCATCCGCAGGGTTATTGCATGGGTCGAACTCTCCCAACCTGAAATAACCATGGTAATTTTTACCTTTCACGATTGCAGCGCGAGAACCCAAGCCATTTGTATAGCTTCCGTCACCGTAATAGCACGAAAAGCCAATGAAAATAGCAACCCTTTTATTAATCTCGAAATCAGAGAGTTCGGTGTATTTATTCATTGATTAATCCTTAACAGTTATTTTGTAATTACCTGCGTGTGATTTCTTACCGTAAGCCGTTTTTCCGTCACCAGTAGCAACAGCTAACGCATTAACATCTTGTTTATTACTGATAATTGTTTTTGCTGCATCAAGAGCAAATAAATACTCATTATCTTTACATTCAATTGTTATTTTCACGAATCACCTCACCACAAATAATATTTAAATCTCTCACTGACATTAAATATTCAGCACGTTTATTGCATTCCGATTGCGTGTATATATCTTCCGTAACAGGCACAGCAGAACCCTGTATTAGCATGAGTAATACATATCCGATTATTTGCATGGTTATTTAGTTTTATATGTGTGGGCTACTTTGAATTTAGAGTTTAAGCTATTAGCTCTTTTTTCCGCATCTACAATTGAAGTAAATCCTTTCTCAATCATATTTCCATTTAATAAAATAACCGGTTTCCCGTTAATTAGTTCTGCTTTGTATTTATTATTCATTTTTTATTTTCACTCCGTTGCTGTCTAGTATTTCCTTACACTCTTCCAATGCGTTGTTATAACCAATAGCCAATCCCTCATCAAACATTCCATCATGTCCAGTTATAACATCACTTGGTAATTCAACCTCCAAACTCTCGCGCGATGCTTGCCATCCTAATTGAAATCCAGCCCATAAAGCGAATTTTTGGCTATCATATCCATGAGTATTTTCAATAAATACGGCTTGTTCTTTATATAGCTTTTCGAATGCGGCACGAACATCATCTAATATATCCATCATTCCACCTTTTTAGTTCTTCAATGCCTAACTCTGTTAATTGCCATCCATCCTTTGGGTGAAGCTTAATAAGCCCTTTATTCTCCAACGAGAAAATTGATAGCGTATTGCTTAACTGACCACATCCATTATTTATATTTTTTAATGTCCTGATTTTACGCTCTGTTAGTTTCATCACTCCACCTTTCTATATCCAGCTTTATATAAGCGTTCGGCATGTGATCTGGCTGTAGCTATTCCCATATCAACCAAACCAACATCACCAGTTGATAAGTCAGTTGCCATTTGCTGAATTTCTTTTTCTGCTATTTCCTTGCGCTTTTCATCTGCCATTTCTTTCACTAAATCAGAACACTCAAAACAAATATTTGCCGTATGACCTTGGATTAAATTATCTTTGCCAACATTCTCTCCACAAAGGTTACAAACATCCTTAGGGTCTGGCTCTGGAAATGTAAATTTCATAAATTGCCCATAATGTGTAAAACTGTTCATATTCATTCCTCTTCACTGCATCCCTGCGGGTTAAATTAAGCTTCCGTTAAATCAAATGCGTCATTAACAATGGATCGCTCCACAATGTAATAATTTTCTTCATTGTTGCTTTCGCACTCACCGCAATTTGTGAAAATATCAATAATCGCTTGTTTCAACTTCGCGTTTTCTTCTTGTAACTGTTTAATAGTCATATCTATCTCCTGTTTGCATCCTTGCATTGAGTAATGGTTATATCCTTTGGTTAAATCACATAAATAGCGTGACGTGGGTAGGGGAGTCCGATAGGGGCAAAAGGTATAGGATCATCCCAATCTTGAGGGGGTTCGTTTTGTGGTGCTTGCGGTTGATGCGCTGATTGCTGTGTCTTCTGGCTTCCCGCCTGATTACCACCGTTACCGCCTAGCATTTGCATAGAACCGCCGATATTAACCACTACTTCCGTTGTGTATCGGTCTTGCCCGCTTTGCTCAGTCCATTTTCTGGTTTGCAGAGAGCCTTCGATATATACCTGACTTCCTTTTCTCAGATATTCACCTGCAATTTCGGCTAATTTGCCGAAGATGCATACTCGATGCCACTCGGTTTTCTCCTTCATCTCTCCAGTCTGCTTATCACGCCACGATTCCGATGTGGCTAGTGTGAGATTTGCTACAGCCCCACCACTCGGCATGTACCGAATTTCAGGGTCCTGCCCCAAATGACCAATGAGAATACATTTATTCACGCCTTTAGTTGCCATTATGTGTTCTCCATATCTGATTTGTGGCTCTTGTAAACAACCTCTAGCTGCTCAAGATTTTCATCATCTCCTGAAAATTTATTTTTAAGCCACTGATATGATTTTTCGAAATGTTCTGGCGACATCTCGTTTAATTTTGATGTGAAATCGGCAAGCATCATTTGGTTTGTCAGTAGTTTTTTAACTCTATGCTCTGAGCGCTTACCTCTTGAAACAGACAGCATCATTGAAAAATCAGATTCAATATCACTCATTGCATAAACTTTTATACCGCCAACAGCTACGCCACCAAACTTAACGGATGGATCTCCAATTATTGTTAAAGATTTTCCAACCCAGTCATGGCCGTTATTTCCCCAACCGCCAATAAGCACTCTTCGCATAGATTTAGATGGTTTGTATGGTCTACCGTCATAACCTACTAAGTCGATAAAAACAGGTTGATCTCTCGTTCCTTCGCGAACGGATTTAATAACAGCGGTAATCGGTGTGGTTTGAACATCTTCAAAGTTAATCTGATCTGACTTTGGGATGATTGTGCGTGATAAGTCCATTAGAGAAAAACCTCATCATCTAAGTATTCATCATCGAATAAGTAATTAGGAACATTGATTTCACTCGGAGGAAGAACTATTCCTTCAGTTCTTAGCGTTTCGTCATCAATGCATTCTTTAATTTTGCGCAATGCTTCGTGCATATGCTTATAGCCAAGTTCCAGCGATTCCGTGCCGATGAAATACATACAGTTGGTATAAGGCGGTTTATTTTGAAGTGCAAAGAAGCAAAACTGGTCTAACTCAATCCCTGTGGTTAGCTTTAAAACGTACAGATAAAAGGCTGCTTGAATATGGTATCGATATTTACCAAACGCCTGACTAAAGCCTCGCTCTGTTGCATCCATGCAACTCTTTACATCAAGCGGGTAGGGTAGAGAGTCAGATAACCTATCAAATCGGCATTTCAGTCTTAATCCAGTCATTGGACATGTAGCAAACATCGATACTTCTGAATTCCCTTTTGTTGCCATGTAGTCCATAAAGTCGGAATTCATCCTTGCCGACTCAACCATCCTTGTTACTGTTTCCACTTCGCCATTTATAAAAATATTGTCAGGATTGCACACCTTAACCAATTCTTTATATTCCTTTGACGCTCTGGTTTTAATGTCAGAGTTAAGAATGAATTCCTTTTCAAAAACGTCAGGTTCAAGTAACGCTGCGTGAATTGCAGTTCCTATATTTGCCGATTTACTTCCTTTAAATGGGTTAAAATATAAGTTTGCTGGGCTAATATTCATTGCTTTTACTGACGTTGATCCTATTGCCTCATCCTTGTGGTAATCCTCATTGCTTAAGTGATAGTGGATTCCATCTTTCATCCTAAAACCTCTTTATCTATCCCAATCTGAATAGCTGTTCTAATTCCGTCTAAAACGGCATCCAGCGCTTGAGGGCTAATTTCAAATACTGGATTTAACTTCCTTGCTAAATCCATACACAGTAGTTCTTCTGGTAGGCTATCCATAACCTCATCGACTGATGTTTTCTCTTCCTGAGAATTAACAAACGCTTCTCGTTCCATTTGGCGTTCGTACCAGTCGTTTCTGAGTCCGTAGGTGTTGGTAATCACGCAACTCTCCTTAGCTTAGAAACACGTAATATCCTGTTAATAAAGGCCTCCTTGCCTATTGCATTGATAGTCCGTTCAAGCGATTCATCGTCACAATCGAGTACATATTCCATTGCCTCAACTGAGTCAATCTCCGTTAATTTAGCCAACTCAGCGAAACTTCCTGTCTCAATACTAAGCTTGCTACTTTCGTCAAATTCCATGACTGTTTTGCCGTCTACTACCCGAGTTCCGTTCGAGTAGCTGTATGAAATTTGCATAATCACCTCAACTTACAAATGTCGGTATTACGCCAACGGTTGTCACAATGACCACAGCCAAACTGAACAACCATGGACTTGTACGTTTGTTTTTACGTGCTTGAGGCGTAGTGATACGCACCGCCATGCAATCACGCATAGTGATGTAATATTCTGATTTCATTTTTACCTCGCTAGGTGAGCGATAGGGTGGTTATCTGGTGTTGGTGCGGTGGGTTACTTCTGAATTTTGTTTGTAAAGCTACTCAATATAATCTTCTAGATGAGCAACTTGATAATTGGCATCAGCAATTACAGGTATTCCAGTTTCTCTGTACCAATTTATTAAATACGCAACACTAAAGTAAGCATAACTATTGCTTGTCATACTCCCTCCGTTATTAACTAAATACGACGCTAGTTGTTTTCGTTTTGTAGATACCCAGTTCCATCGCAGCATTCACAAATTCTCAATGGAGCATGGATAATTTGCATAACTTCAGATAAGTAGTTATCAATCATTTCTTTTAATTCCCACTCGTTACTTGCAGAGAATGACTTAATTGGCGTGTAGCCTTTGTAATTTTCTTGTTCGTGTGTCATTTCATAAATTGAAACTTCTTTAGCTACATCTTTTTTAAAGTGCAGCTTTTCTCTTTGTTTTTTTGTCCTTGCGAATACATCTTTATACGAATAAGTGTGAGGTTTAAGTAAAGGGATGATTTTTTTAACTTCAAAGCAGAAGTCATAATCACTTGTGATTCTTGCTATCTTTGTGTCAATGTTATTGATGATATGCTGGCGAACCAAATCATACATTTCCTTTGATGATATTTTGCATGGGCTATTTGAGCGAACAGGTTCAGGTGTGATGATGCAATCTATTAGGGAATGTTTTACGTTTTGATTTGTCACTGAATACATCTCATCTGAAAAGCCAACTCTTTTAATTGCAGGGTAATTAAACTCAGGCGCTTTTTTAAAGTTTTCCACTTCGCAAATGATGTTAAACTTAACGTCAACCTCAACAGAGTAATCAGGCTTAACGTCATACTTTAGTGAGTAAAGTGAGTCTATAATGTCTTCATCATAATTATCACTGTCACCAATCGCTATTTCCCTTGGTAATTTATCGCTTGCCAGTTCAGGATCCTTTAGTTCATATCTCTCGTTTTCCGTCTCACCTGAAATTATCTCCTCTACTTTTGATGGGAATTTTTCAATCGAGTACCAGTGGGTATGGAATGTTTTAACTGGACTCATACCATCAAACAGAAGTTCATCTAAAATTGTTTCATGATTATTAAAGTAATAACCATTGGTTGCTGTACAGTCGGTTATGAAACACTGACCAGCATCTGTTTTTATAATTTCAATTTCTATCGGCTTACTTTCCATT